CCAGCCGTCACCATTTTCAGCGTCATCAGGCACGTCAACAATATAATGCTTGGCAATATCAGGGTGATAACACTCGTCTGGATTGCCATAGCAAATGTCGCGGATACGTTCGTTTTCAACCCATGCTTTTTTCATAATTAATATCCTTCCTCCAGATTAGAATCACTGCGCCATTGCCGCCTGCCCCCCCAGTCACCGTGCCGGTGACAAGGTAAATGTGTGCAAAATTGCTCATGGTCAAGATCCTCTTTAATATTCAACAATAACCAAGCCTCTGCCGGCATTCGCTATAGATAATCCACTGCCCGCGCCGCCGCCGGGGAAGCCGCCTGACCCAGGGGATCCAATAAACCAACTACCCCCGCCCCCTCCACCGTTAACCCCTGACGAGCCGAGTTTAGCATAAAGGTAAGCACCACCACCGCCCCCACTGCCTGTGCCTATGAAGTCTATCGAAAAGCCGAACAGGGTGCTACTTGCAGAGGTAGCCACGGAAACAGGAGCGGTCGTAGAAGCTACCCCCCCGGCCCCAGGATTGCCGGTCAAACCTGCGCCACCTGGAGCGCCATTACCGCCAGTTCCATAATAGCTACTATAACCACCAGAGCCTGCGCCGCCGCCAGAATTACCAGGTGTGCCAGGATTTCCGTCACCGCCATCACTGTCACCGCCAGCGCCACCAGCTGCACCGTTGCCAAACACGTTGGCAGAACCACCACCACCGCCCCTGCCCCCGCCACTGACGACTGCCCCACCGTTACCACCGGAATGATTAAGGTCACCGCCAGAACCAGAACCCCCAGCGCCACTAGGACCTACTGCGCCACCACTGGCAGAGCAAAATGCACCGAATGACGAAGTGCCACCAGCACCGGTAGAAGGAGATCCGACGGTCGCCGCAACAGTGCCACCAGGAGTGAGACCGGTCACGGTTTTCATCGAGAAGCCACCACCACCACCAGCATTTGCACCGCCTGCGCCAAAGCATCGTGCGCGAACAGTGGTTACACCAGCTGGAACGGTGAACGTGCCGCTAGATTGGAAAATCTGATAGCGACCGGTTCCGAAAACACCAGTTTTCGGGTTATAGGGGGTGAGAAGTCCGTCGGCATTGATATATTGCGACGAAACCGATGTACTCGACGAACCCGATGTACTCGACGAGGTCGAGCCATAAATAACGTCGGCTTGCGGGAATCCCATAAGAGGCATAAGTCCGTTGTTCATTACAGATCTCCGCCGATAGCAGTTACATTGAACGATTCTGCGTTATGGGTCGAGGCGCGAAGGCTCCAGCCTGTAGGCAGGACGAGAGGAAACAAGGTCGGCGTTGATACGGCTTCAAACGTGCCGTTAAACGCCTTCACAGTACCGCTCGGCGTTATAGCAGTCACAGCCATTTCGCAGTAGAATTTTGCAGTCGCCCCGTCGTGCAAAAACAATCGCACCATGCCTGCCGTGGTTGTACCGACGGCGCTAATAACAGCTCGATCAATGCGAGAGCCGCTAGCGCCAGCGGTGAATACAGTGCCAATTGTGCCAGTGCCGTCACGGTTTGTGTTAGCAACGCTAATGGTCCCAACGCTGACTTTAGGTGTCGCAGCGTATGCAGGATTATTTGCCATTTCAGATTACCCCCAAAGACATAGAAAGAAGATCGGGTTTAGGAACGTCAGTCCAGTAGGCACTGAGGCCGTTAGTCGTGACGAATTTACCAGCATTGCCGGATTGACCCGGAATTATTGAACTAAATGCGGTGGCAGTTACAAAAGCACAAGTTGCAAGTTGAGTTGTAGATGTGCCAGCCGCCGCAGTTGGTGCGGTAGGAGTACCTGTCAATGCTGGTGATAAGATATTAGCTTTGGTTGCATCAGCAGCAATCCGTGTTGCTGCCTCTGCCGCCATGCTGGCATCCACATAGGCTGTGGTGGCGATCTGTGTGCTATTTGTGCCAGCCGCCGCAGTTGGTGCGGTAGGAGTGCCTGTAAGAGCGGGTGATGAGATATTAGCCTTAGTTGCATCAGCAGCAGTCCGCGCTGTTGCCTCTGCCGCCGTGCTTGCGTCTACATAAGCCGTGGTGGCGATCTGGGTGGTATTTGTCCCTGCCGCCGCAGTTGGTGCGGTAGGAGTGCCTGTCAGTGCTGGCGATAAGATATTAGCCTTAGTAGCATCAACAGCAAGCCGCGTTGCTGCCTCTGCCGCCGTGCTTGCGTCTACATAGGCTGTGCTAGCCGCATTGGTCGAGTTATCTCCCTGCGCCTTGGTCGGGACTGTTGGTGTTGCCGATGTGAAATTATGCGCTCCGCTGTAAGTTTCCCCGTTGCGGTTAGCTCTATCATTACCGGACACCAAATAAAAGCTTGTCCCATCATAGTATGCAAACACCACCCCGCCGCTTTCAATATCTCCACTCTTTAGCGCAGTATTATCCACTGCCAGCAGAGTTTTAGTCCCTAGCGCGTTAATTTGCAATGTAACCGCACCAGTATTGGCGTGGGCAGCTTTAAACACAATAAGCGTTGAAGCCGTGTAAGCTGACGGGGCAGGAGTGATAGTAACCGTGTAATCATTGACGGTCGCCCCTTGTGCTTCCGTGCCTGTGACGACAACCATGCCGGGAAATCCAGCAAAGGAGTTCTTAATCACCGACTTAATGACGCGGATATGGTCATCCCCTTCGCTCTTAGGGTCTGTGCTAGTCGGGTTTGTGGCGACTAGATTATAAATATAAGTTGCTGTTTCTAAAGACATAATTACCCAGTCCTCATTGTCATATTACCCATCTGCGCCCAGTTTTGAGCGTTAATGCGCTCAACATCAGCGGCGTATAACTGCTCCATCCCTGCGACCAGATCCATGTCTCTAATGTATTGCCCCGCAAAGATCATGCAGCAATGCAAATACGCTTCCGGGTACGCTGTTAATACAGTGTTTGTTGTATTCGATTGTGTTAATCCGGGGATAGTCGATGCGTACTCAATCGTAACCGTGTACGCGCTATCCGGTGTCGGACCTAACAAAAAGTTAGAACCTCTAATGGCATAAGTGCGAGGTAGCGCAGACCCATAACTGCCCCATCGCTGGATCAGCATGTCAGGGTGCATAGCGTCCAAAACTTGCGTTACGCCGCTGCTAATTAACGATAATGACCTGAGTTGATTAAAGTCCTCCGGCAGTGCCAGGCTATTGCTGCCACCTGTAGCGGTCAGTGTGCTAACCTTGTCCAGTTGCCTAATATTCAAGTCATTCTGCATTCTGGATTCAGCCATGCGGATAAAATCAGGAATGACATTGGTTAGATCAGACCTGTGAACCCATGCGCCAATCGCATCTACCAGACCGCTATAGCTTGTGAGCGCCATTTATATAGCTCCCTGCCAAACCCTGAAGCCTTTTAAATCAGGGTCGTTGAGCATGCTTTTGATATGCGCCTCGTCACGCATCCACTCTTGAAACGTGATGCCCTTTTGGTTGCAGTAATTTTCCACCAAAACCAGAGGCAAGGAGGCTGCGTGGTACATCTCGTTATCACCAACCATGCCGCTGTTATGCTTTGCCTTGCACTGGTGCAATATAGGCTCAACATCTTGCGTGTTAGCTACGATGATCGCCTCATCACCCGCAGCATGGAACTGCGTCAGCATATCCATTAAATATCCTCTAGCGGAGTTATATTTACTGATGCGCTGTTATTATGTTGAATTACAGCTATATGCGTGTTGCCGCTGACCCTGAAATGCTCGGCATTGTTCGGGCTAAGTAGAATATCTGAATTTGTCGCAGTAACCGTAGACGCGCCGAATTTAACGTATGCGTAATTAGTAACTTGTATCCTGACGTGATTAGGACGAATACCACTCCCTGTGTTGGGGATGGCTCCGCTAGTACTTGTTGTACTAGATGTTAATGTAACTCCAGGCGCTTGAATGTGTATAGATTCAGCCATTTTTGTTGTCTCCCGACAATAAACGCCGAGGCGGTTAAGCCCCGGCTAATTCACTGATTTCAGTTATTCGGAAATTCCGAATGACTGATTTGATGCCTTTATTACGACAGATCTTTGACTGCGCCGCCAGACTTCTCTTGACGCGCTTCAAGCGTGTACTCGACCGTCAATAGCTTCTTGTCAGCATCGCCTGTTTTTGCAAGATCAACAGTTTCAAATGAACGCAAGGTTGCCAGCGCCCATTTATCGGTTTCCAGCACAAATGCAGTTCTTGCGCGCTGGAATCGGTTAGGCACGACTTTTAATGTCCCGAAATCACTGACGTAAACATCAATAGCCGCTGTTAATGACTTATCTTCCGATTTGTCGAAACGAGTGCTGCCGCCAGTAAATGTTGAGAAGGTTTGCTTTTGCGATGCACCGACCATAATGGTGTCTGGCTCGCCGCCTTCGTTGTAACATTTTTGCAGAACATTTTTTAACTGTGACTCAGTAAATGCACGAGCTGTACCGTCAGTCGGTGCTGCCCATGAACCCATTGTATAAACAGGTGCTACGCCGGACGCGCCCAAATCAACGTTAGTTGCAATCCAGCCTTCTAAGCCCCGCAATACCCGCGCAGCGGACGTAGAGCCTGCGTGTGTTGCTGAGGTGGAGGCGTTTGATACTGCGCCGCCGGAGCCGTTAGCTGCCGAGCATAATGCAGCTTCCATGTCGCGCTTCAACTCGGCGGATTTCATGCTGAGTTGATAGGTCATTTCATTGTTACGACCTGCTGATTTGACAGCTTGGTTAGTGCCAGAGATAACGACGTTTTTGGTCGAAATCTGAGTGTAGTTACCAAGTCTAATGGTAGGGGTTACTGCGGTGAATGTGGATACATCATCACCCTCGATTTGAGCGTTAGCCGCAACTGCCGCTAAATCTTGTGTTTGCCACTCATGGAAGGTGTTAGTTGCCTTAACCTTCGGAATGGAAGATAAAAACGGGGTCTTTGTCGGTGTAATACGATAGATGATGTCTGATAAATCCTCTCGGATGCCTTTCGTCTGAAAGGTTTGATAAGTACCTGAAACAATAGCCATAATGTAATCTCCTGCTTTGGGAATTATGCGTCATCTCGACGCGGTTATGAAAATAAGTCATATAACGCTGCTGCGGCATCATCAATCGAGCCGCTGCGTGTTAAACGCTGGTAGGCCTCACGCTTACCAGACTGCACATTTGAAACTCCGGGGCGTTCCACTCTCGGTGGCAGGGATTCGACACGCTTATTCGCGCTTTTCGCCTGCTTCTGGAGGCGTTCATATTTCATTGCATTGACCGCTAAAAGAACATTCGCCGCTCGACTTTTATCAAGCCCGGCAATATCCTCGCGCGTATACCCTTTTTCTGATAAAAAGCTAATCAAATCCTGTTCTTCACGGGTTCTGACCGCCCTATCATTCCATTCGGGGATCAAGTCAAGAAGTTTTATCCCTTCCGATTCCAAATGCTTGTGCATATACTGCTGCTGCTCGGCTTGCTGCTGCTGTTGCAGGTAAGCTTGCGCCACCTGCACCCTGTGCAACTCGCCTTGATGCGACTCGTATAGCTCTTTCTGTCGCAAATACTCGACAGGATTACTATCCAACAGATTCAAGCTTGGCGGCGCTATTGAGTAACGCTCCGCGGCTTGGTTAAAATGCTGGATGGCATTTGCCAGCACTTGCTGATGCTGCTGAAAATTAGCCATTTGCGATTCTGCGTCCCGCCGTATTTGTGCCGCTTCCTCAAACCTCTTGTTTGAAGCGTCACCTTTTTGGTAGGTAGCAATTAACTCATCACGAGTGACTTGTCTTTCAACACCATTAACCTTGACCGTAAAAGTGTCGACAGGTTGTAGAGGAGCATCGTCTTGGGCGGCAGGGTCGCCGGACTCAACATCATCTATAACATCGCCTTGCTCTTGTTGCTCAAGGTATGCAGACAATAGTGCTGCATCATCACTGCCGCCTTGCGGGGCTTCCGTTTGTTGAATATCCGCGCCCGATTGGGTAGCTTCTTGTTCCACTGTTTACATCCTTCCCTCAAGGGGATCGTGTCGCCTCACGGCGAGGTAATAGCCCGTCTATAACTAGGTAGGGCTGTTAGTTTTGCTTAAGAATTATCGACCCGTCCGGCTTCTCATAGCCTGTAATCTTGCCAATCTTTACCGGCGGGTAGCTAAATCTTAAACAATGAAATTCTGGAGCCTTGCTATCTGTCGTCAAAATAGCTGCGACACGAGTATTCGTGTCTGATCTCTCCAATCCATTTATCCATTCGACGACTTCAGAAAAGCTAATGCGCTTGCTGCTGACTGACCTGTCGTTATCATCTCCAGTAGATGCGCTTTTACTTGCTTTAGTACCTGTAACCTTCGCCATAATTCTTCTCTCATTTCCTGCTCATCATGCGCCGTGTTAAACCACGCTTCATTGTATGCTTCGCCCAATTCACGAAAACACCCGTCAAACAATGGGTGGTTGATCAGGTACTCCGCCTGCTGCTGGCGGGATATAGCCTGCTCCGCCTGATGGATCTTGTCTTGCTGCATTCATTTGCCTCGCTATAATTCGGTGATTCATTTCTTCTTGCATGATGCCTATTTTCGCCGCCACTTCTTCGCGGTTCATTTGTAGTTCAGCCATCAGCTTCTCACGATCTAATTGGATCTTAGCTTCGACCTTCATGCGCTCTATTTCCATCATCGCTTGCGCCGTCACCAGCTGCGGATCAGGTTGCGGTTCTTCAGGCTGAATGGTTTGCGGGTCTGTGAAAAACTGGCTCGGAGCGTTAAATCCTAATGTTTCAGCCAGCTTCACCCCTGCATTGTAAACATTGTTCGGCTTCACAATCCCTGCCGCTGCTGCTCCAGTCATGGCAGTGCCTAATGCGTTTAACGATTGCAATATTTCTTCTTTGCTGCCTGTGCCTAAACCTACATTTACGCTGAGGTGGAACTGGTTTTTCCACTCTCTGGGGTCTATATCAACCCATCCACCGGTTGCTTTGATACGGTCTGGCTTGTCCTGATACTTACTGATCAGCTCTAGAATCTTCAGGAACAATGGACGAACCCCCGTCTCCGCGAAGTTCCTCGCAATTAATTCAAGGCGCATATCCGCCTTGTTAGTAATAATGCTAATGCCTGTAGCCGTCTGATTCAGAGCATCCGCATTGCCACCTTGGCTGTACCGTGTGAACCCCGTGCGGTTTTCTTTGGTCTGGTCAAGGTAATCCATGATAGCCATGCCGCCAGCCAGATCACCAGACCCTACCGGCAATGCGCCCACCGCGCCGGGCGATTTAACCCTGACTACTCCACCCGGTCTGTTTGTGATCAGGTCATCCAGATTAACCTGCCCTTCAACCGCGAATGAACGACCATTGACTGACAGGTAAAGGTTATCAATCAACGCTCGCATTAAGCTGGTTTTCGTGCGCTGCGCTTCCATCGCTAAATCAGCAATAGACAGCCCGAAAAATTGATGCGGGATGGGGACTGGGGTTAATGTGACAAACGGGTTCCCGTCACATTCAATGTTTTCTAGAATTTCACTGCCGCAGCGGGTAATTTTGCGCCATTCAGGTATCCCGTCCTGATCGTAATCGACCTTGAGATAGCACTCGGTAACCCACACGACACGCATTGATGGGTCATTCGGCTGACTGGTTTCGCGCAGCCAGCCCATTTCGTCGTTTTGCAGTTTGCGCGATATGCGCTCAGGCGCTAATGTGCCGTCCGTGTCGTCACTGCTTAAATTATCTACGTTTTTGTAGCCAGCTTCGCGCAACTCGCCAATAGTCCGCTCAAACCGGTGAGCGACAAAAGGGGAATCCTTGCAATTCTTTGCGCGGCGCGAGATTAAGAATTCTTCAGGCGGTACGTTTTCAACACAACAATACCCCTTGTCGCAGACTCGCTTTACAGCTATGTCATGCAGTTGCATCCCTGTTAGCTGGTCGGGATAGCTTGAGTGCATGACCGGCTCAACGTGTTTATCGTCTAGTAGCTGCGCTAATTCTATGTCAGATAACCCTAAATAATCTTCGCGCGCATCCTCCTGGTATTTGTCCCACCAGACTTTAACGATGCCGACTTTTGATAGCATGGCATCCTTAAACCATGTGTGCATGATCTGGAAGCCGGGGTTTTGCACCCTAAAAACGTGGTCTGCGATATATTCAGTCGCGTGCTTGGCATGTTGCTCAAACTGCTCAGTCTTGGCTTCAAACTCCACGATCCGGTCGCCGCTGGTAAACATACGCAGGATTGCCGGGAGCATCCATTCGATGGTATCTAATACGGACGTATCAACAACGGTAGAGCGCCCGTCAATTGCGGGGGGTGATAAGTCACCTGTCGGCTTGCCGTAATAATAGTCGAGCGCCTTTTGGCGGTCTCGCGCTAGTTGTCCAGACGAATAGCCTAATGAGTTTTTTATCTCATTATCTGTTAGTGCTTTTAATTGGTCGTCTGTCATCATAGCTGCACACCGACTTTTCGAGCTATGTATGCGCCTATCGCCCCGATAACCGCAATAAATCCCCACCCAAGCAATTGCCTATGTATTTCCTCCCAACGTTCGGCGCGAATTTGTTCTTTTTTTATCCAGGACGCGATAAACTCATGATGTTCGGCGTGTTCATTTAAAGATCCGCCGCGCATTTTGCTATCAATCACTTTTTCAAGCAATTCAATCAATCGTTGTTCTTCCATTTTTACTTTATCTTGTCGGGTGCAAGGCCAACGCCACCGGCTAAAGCCATGCCGATAGCAACTACAGCTTTGGATTGTTCAGGATCGAGTGATACAAGTTCGAATGCCGTGACAATCCAGATGATAGCTCGCCATGTTGACATTTCTTTAAGTCTGTTTAATAGATAAATAAACAGACACTTTGTGATATTAGCCAGACGTTGCATGTATGCACTCCAGTTAACAAAGGGGGGGTTGCTATATTTTAACGCTTTTTAAAACGTAATCAACAATATATTGTGTTTTTTTTATTGTTTTACGTTAAAAATATACTATATATTGTGATAATCAGGTTTTATTGTTGGGATAAACATTATTATGAGCGCATTAACACAGCAATCCGGCGGCAGCCACTACAAAGGCAGGGCAATTCAGCCGATTGAATATATTCACCGGAATGATCTGAGCTTCTTACAGGGCAATGTGGTCAAGTACATTACACGCTATAAAGAAAAAGGGGGAGCAGATGATATTGCTAAAGCTATCCACTATTGTCAGCTAATTTTAGAGCTTGAATATGGGATAACTGATTAATCGGTACTCAAGAAGTACCAATTAATAATAAAACGCCTATTAATTATAGCCTAAGCTTGGGTACACCAGTTTGCGACCAACCTCAAACGCCGAGGTTATTTGCTCATACGAAATCGCTACCATGCCGAACGCATCAGCGGCGTGGCTTGACCAGTCGTGGTTAGGACCTAAGCCGATATTCCTGTTTTCGTCAATCCGCTCGCTATACCAGCCAATCGCGTCTAGTCCGCCTGAGCATTTTTTGGCGTCGAACCACATCTGAGGAAACAATGCTCTTGCAGCGTCAACCCGCTTGATTGCTGCCCCCGCGCCCTGATTCGGGACAATGTCTGTTTTAAAGCCCGCTTTTTGCAGTTCTGATTCGTAGGTCGTTACCCATATTTTATCGCTATGCGCGCCGTCATGCGGCAGGACGCATTGTGCCATTTCGTAACCGTTCGATTTTAGCCAGTTTACATGCGAAGCCAGCGGTTGATTAACGGCCTCATAATAATCGACAAAGCGAATTTCTTTGCCGACAAATTGACATATCCAGATCGCCGTTGCGTCTGATTTACGACCAGTGCCGCCAATATCCCAATACGCCTTGATCGGCATTAGTTCGTCGAGTGCGAGCTGACATATTCTGTGTTCAGCCCTTGCCCTGGCAAGCTGTTTAGCATAATAGGCGCTGCTAATTGCTGTTATGTATGCGCCTTCCCAAATATGCTCGTATTGTTCAGGCCGCTGCTCAATGTCGCGTTGCCTATCGCGTTCTAGTTTGTCCGGGAATTTTGCGTTATCGCGCCAATTCATTTCAACGATTTTATAGAGTGGGTCGCTGCTATTCCTAAACCGTGCCTCAACCGCCGCATTTTTGCGCTTTGGATTCCATGTTACCCACAATTCTGCATTCCATTTATCGCCCTCCTCTCGCAGCGTCGGGATTAGCGTAGACCATGCGTCGTCTGTCACTGGCTCGGCTTCATCAACCCAACAAATTAAAATCCGCCCTTTTGATTTTATGGAACTGATAGAACGGTCAAGCCCCGCAAAAGAGAACCACACGCGACCATCACGGCTTTTAATATACTTTTCGCCCACATCGTAATAAGCTG